ATGTATAAAGTCGATAAGCCCACCAACAGCCTGCATTCATTGCAAGAAGTGTCATTCAGCAGCCTCGGTTTTACCGAACGCTATCACCTGCAGGAGTGGCTGGCGAAAAATCCGCAGGCGCTAACCCGTGATAATGACGACGAACTGCTGATCATCCAGAAAGAGTTCGCCGGTTTTGACGACACCAAAGAGCGCCTCGATCTGCTGGCGCTGGATAAAAAAGGCAACCTGGTGATCATCGAGAACAAACTCGATGACTCCGGGCGTGATGTGGTGTGGCAGGCGCTGAAATATGCCGGTTACTGCGCCAATCTGCGCAAAGAACAGATCCTCGACATCTTTCAGCTCTATCTCGACAAATACGAGCCGGAAGAGACCCGTCCGGCGGCGGAGGTGCTTGCTGAATTCCTCGAATATGAAACGCTGGATGAAGTTTTAATCAATCAGAGTCGTACACAGCGAATCATCATGGTCGCAGCCAGCTTTCGCAAAGAGGTGACCAACACCGCCCTTTGGCTGATGCAGTTTGGTCTGCGCGTGCAGTGCTTTAAGGTTACACCCTATAAATTCAACGACGATGTATTCGTTGATATCCGCCAGGTGATTCCCACACCGGAAGCTGAATCTTACATGATTGGCATGGCGCAAAAAGAGGCGGAAGAGCAATCCGTCAGCGGCGGGGTAAAACCGGTTCAATTGATGCGTAAAGACTTTTGGACAAAGATGCTGGAGCGTCTCAAAGCCAGCACTTGTACTCTGTATAACAATATCAGCCCGTCCACTGATCATTGGCTTAGTGCAGGTTCTGGCATTAGCGCCGTGTCGTATAACCTGATTTTCAGTAAAAAAGAGATTCGTGTTGAGCTGTGGATTGCCAAAGCCTCCGCAGAGAGTAATACCTTTGCTTTTAACTGGCTGCATGAGCGCAAAGAGACAATAGAAAACGCCTTTGGCCATGCGCTTAAGTGGGAACCTCTGCCAGGTAAAAAATCGTGTCGGATTTCCTGTGCCAGTCCTGCGATTAGCCTTGATGAAGCTAACTGGCCCGAGATGATCGACTGGCTGCTGGTCAACCTGACGGCGTTTGAAAAAGCGCTCGATCCCTTTATCGCCCCACTGAATATGGCGCTCAAAGAGATTTCCAACGCGCCGGATGAGACGGAAGAACCTGAGACAGAGGAAGCCTGATGCTAAGCGAAGACGATTTAGAACAGCAATGCCTGAAATGGTTTGCTGAACAGGGCTGGGAAGTGCTGCACGGGCCAGACATTGCGCCGGATGGCGATAACCCGCTACGTGCTTCATTTCATGATGTGTTTCTGCGCCCGGTGATGCTGGAACAGCTACAAAGCATCAACCCCCATCTTCCTGTTGCCGTGCTGGAAGAGGTGATACTGCGTGTCGCCCATGCGCAAAGCCCGGATCTGGTCATCAGCAACAAAGCATTTCAGCATTTGCTGCTCGATGGCGTGCCGGTTGAGTACAAGCGTGAGAATAAAGTCGTTCATGATAAAGCGCTGCTGATGGATTTTAACCATCCAGCCAGTAACCGCTTTATGGTGGTCAACCAGGTTGCCATTCAGGGGACAAAACAGGTACGGCGCCCGGATGTGATTGGCTATATCAACGGCCTGCCGGTGGCGGTGATTGAGCTGAAAAGCCCGATTGATGCCAATGCTGATATCTGGGCCGCATTTAACCAGTTGCAGACCTATAAAAACGAACTCAGCGATCTGTTTATCTGCAACGAAGCGCTGGTGGTGAGTGATGGGCAAAATGCGCGTATCGGCTCGCTGACCGCTGATGAAGAGCGCTTTCTGCCATGGAAAACCATTTCTAATGAGGACGATAAGCCACAGTTTGACTGGCAGTTAAAAACCGTCGTTCAGGGCTTTTTTAATCGCGAGTTATTGCTCGACTATATTCGCTACTTTGTTCTGTTTGAAAATGATGGCAAACGACTCATCAAGAAAATAGCCGCTTATCATCAGTTCCACGCCGTGCGTGAAGCCGTCGCAGCTACGATTGTGGCGTCTACTGGCAAACATCTGCCGCTGCGCAGTAACATTACCCCCGGTAGCAAAAAAGCGGGGGTGGTGTGGCACACCCAGGGCTCCGGCAAAAGCATCTCCATGTGTTGCTATGCCGGGAAGCTGCTGCAACAGGCGGAGATGAACAACCCGACCATTGTGGTGGTAACCGACCGGAACGACCTCGACGGGCAGCTCTATGCCACTTTTTGTCAGGCGCAGGACTTACTCAAGCAGACGCCATTACAGGCCAATGACCGCGAGGAATTGCGCGAGTTGCTGAATGCCCGCGAATCTGGCGGCATCATTTTTACCACCGTGCAGAAGTTTGCTCCGCGCGACAGTGAGCAGAGCCATCCGGCTCTCAACACACGCAGCAACATCGTGGTCATTTCTGATGAAGCACATCGCAGCCAGTACGGCCTGAGCGCCACGCTGGACCGTGAAACCGGCCTTTATAAATATGGCTACGCAAAACATATGCGCGATGCGCTGCCGAATGCCTCGTTTATGGGGTTTACCGGAACGCCAATTGCCTCGGAAGATAAAGATACCCGTGCCGTATTTGGTGATTATGTCTCTATCTACGACATTCAGGATGCCGTGGATGATGGCGCTACGGTGCCTATCTACTATGAATCACGCCTGGCAAAACTCGACCTGAATCATGAGGAGCTCGAAGCGCTTTCGGAGCAGGTCGATGAGTTGGTAGAGGATGAAGAGACAGGGCAGCAAGAGAAAACGAAAGGCGACTGGAGCCGTCTGGAAAAGTTGGTAGGTTCAGCGCCGCGAATTCAGCAGGTCGCTGCTGACCTGGTTCAACATTTTGAAATGCGCAATGCAGCTATGACCGGCAAAGCGATGATTGTCGCCATGAGTCGCGATATTTGCGTCAAGCTTTATGATGCTATCGTGGCAATCCGCCCGGACTGGCACAGCGAGGATGTTGAAAAGGGCGCGATAAAAGTCATTATGACCGGCTCTGCATCGGATAATAATGTTCTCCAGCCGCATATCTATAACAAACAGACCAAAAAGCGCCTTGAATCTCGCTTTAAAGATTTGAACGATCCGCTAAAGCTGGTGATTGTGCGTGATATGTGGTTGACCGGGTTTGATGCCCCTTGTTGTCACAGCATGTATATCGACAAACCGATGCGTGGACATAATTTAATGCAGGCGATTGCTCGTGTTAACCGCGTATTTAGGGATAAGCCTGGTGGACTGGTGGTGGACTATATCGGCATTGCGAATGAGCTTAAGCAGGCGCTGAAAACTTATACTGATTCAAAAGGCAAAGGCCAGACGACTGTGGATGCCAGAGAAGCGTTTGCGGTATTGCTGGAAAAATTCGATATCATCCATGGCATGTTTTCCCCCTCAGCAGGAAAACCAGGTTTTAAATACGAGGGCTTCTCTCGAGATCCTTTGGCCTTCTTGCGTGACGCTGTGAACTATATTTTGGGACTGGATGAAGGTAAAAAACGCTACCTCGATGTCTCGCTGGCAATGACTAAAGCATGGTCGCTTTGTAATACACTGGATGAAGCGAAACCACTGCAAGAAGAGTTTGCCTTTCTTTCTGCAATCCGAGTGGCGCTTCTGAAACTAAATCCGGCAGCAAAGTTTAGCCAATCGGAGAAAAACTCCCTGTTAAGTAAAATTCTTGATAACGCCGTTGTCGCAACCGGTGTAGAGGATTTGTTTGCCTTGATCGGGTTAGATAAACCTAATATTGGCTTGTTGTCCGATGAGTTTCTGGAAGAGGTGCGGGAAATGCCGCAGCGAAACCTGGCGGTAGAACTTCTGGAAAAACTGCTTAATGACGGAATCCATGCCCGTTCCGGCAATAACGTCGTACAGCAGAAGAAGTATTCCGACCGTCTGAAAGCAGTATTGCTCAAATATAATAACCGCGCGATTGAAACGGCACAGGTGATTGAAGAGCTGATTGCGATGGCAAAGTCATTTCAGGAGGCGATGGCGCGGGATGAGGCGCTGGGGCTCAACCCTGACGAAATTGCGTTTTATGATGCTCTGGCTGAAAACGAAAGTGCTGTACGGGAGCTTGGGGATGATGTCCTTAAGAAACTGGCCGTTGAAGTTACATTGAAATTACGCCAGTCAACAACGGTGGACTGGCAAGTGCGTGAAAGCGTACGAGCCAGACTGCGTATCCTCGTTCGGCAAACGTTGCGTAAGTATAAGTATCCACCAGATAAAACACCTCATGCTGTAGAGTTGATTCTCAAACAAGCTGAGGTCGTCTCTAACAGCTGGACGATTTAGATTTACTTACAAAAGGGGATCCTCGTCCCCTTTTGTATAAGGTGCCTAAAAGGTTCGGATTTAATTAGTTCTCTTCGGACTTCGCGGGACAAATTGAGGGCACAAAAAAGCCCGCAGGGCTTGCGCCGTGCGGGCTCTCAGGACTTCATCGGATGACTCTGGTGATCACCGATGGAGAATTTTGGTGGAGCTGGCGGGAGTTGAACCCGTGTCCGAATTTTTTTAAGTCATTAATAACTATTAATTAAATTTCTATCAAAATACTCGCGGCTCCTTTACGGCTCCTTTCGTGTCCCGCCGCTGGCAAGTAGAGGTCTTCGCTCAGTGTTTCCGTCGTACTCTTTCAAATAAGATCCGTAGTGCCTGAAGAGCATCTCCGGTCCCTTGTGGCCCATCTGCCCGGCAAGCCAGAAAAGGTTGGCGCCCTGGCTGATGTGGCGTGTCGCAAATGTATGCCGGGTCTGGTATGGGTTGCGGTACCTGATCCCCGCTTTACGCAAAGTTGGGACCCAGGCCTTTTTGCGGATCGCATCTGCGCTGGCCCACGGCTTATTCGTTTTCGGATCCTCAAAAATAGTCGCATCTTTCATGAAGGTGAAAGTTTTCTGATTAGCTAACACTGCCATCGCCACATCGTTAAGTTCTACTTTGCGTGTGCCTGCCTTTGTTTTCGTCCCCTTAATAACGCCAACTACACTCGCGTTCTGAACATGCGCAGTTTTCCCAATGAAGTCGATATCGCGCCAGCGCAGCGCGCATAATTCTGAACTGCGTAAACCTGTCTGGATAGCGAACATAAACAGGTTTTCCCACTGCTTATTACCGGCAGAGGATAGGAGGGCATCTATTTCTGCTGGTGAAAGCGGATCGACAATATAGTCGCTGTCAGCAGTCGATTTATCGCTTTGATACCGCGATGCAGTTACCAGTGATACCGGGTTGAGTTGGAGCACGCCATCTGTTACAGCCTCATCAAGCGCTGAGCGCAGGAAAGAAAGTTGATTACGAATTGTTTTTAGCGTGGTGGTGCGGCTTTGGATCCATGCTTTCATTGCTGCCGGCGTAAGCTCGCTTGCAGGCAATGAATGAAGGGCTGTCAGCGCGCTACGGCATTTTTTATAACCGCCGATAGTTGAAGGTGATAATTTTCGTGTTTCACAAATGACAATATACTCGTCCAGGTACATCTTGACGGTTTTACCAGCAGCTGCATTTCCGAATATCTTCAGGCGCGCTGATCGCGGGAAGTATTCAGCGTAAACGAACGTCCCGCGCTCAATTTTATTATAAATTTCGCCGAGGGTTCGCTCGGCGTATTTAAGGTTCTTACTGTTCACCTCAAGATTAGAGAGCGGCTCACGGCACTTAACTCCTCTATAGGTGAAAGTAATATTAATTGTCTCTCCCTGGCTATGCTTTCTTACGGTCACGCCGCGCGGGAGCTTTGGCAGCTCTGTCTTGCCCATTTAGCAACCTCATTTAGATCAATCCATCTTTCCTTGACGCCTTCCACCTTCAGCACCTGCACGCCTTCACGCCAAACGCCTCGTTGTACACGTTTGGTTATGGCATCAGGCGTCTCGCCAGTTTCTTTGCAATAAGTTGAGATGGGAACACAATCGAGGTTCAGCATAATTCCTCCACTAGTACCGGCTGCACCCGGCTATTTCTGGTCAAAAACGCATACATCGCATCTCGTTACTGACATCCATATCCCGGTAGCCTTACTTGCCGCCGCGCTGTCCTTTGGTTGTAGCTACCCTGCTCATGTGAAATGGGGTAAGTCTGTTTAAACAGGTTTTATTCACTCCCGTGAAAGGGGGCGGCCATCTGCACTGGCCGCTGGGTAGTTTCTCCTCATCACTTAAAACCAGCAACGCTACAGCGTTTGGTTGAAAGATGAGTATGAAGATACAAGAAAGTTTGTTTGTTGTGAACAAACAATATTGTTAAAAAGGGAATGCAAAACAAAAATCCTTGTGGGGAAAGGATTTTTTTGTTGGTTCATTTGGGATTGGGGTTATGGCTTGGTTTGACAACTTCCTACTACGTCACCTACAAACGACTTAGTGGAACTGCCAAAGACAGAGTTGATGACCTTTGAGTAAAGAACCTTTTTATTCTCTGCTATAGACCATGTTTCAACCGTGGTTGTGTTCTGATCATGATATAGGCCAGTAGCGGTTGTAGCAGATATCGGAACGTAGAACATTCCAGATCCAGAAACACTTTTGCCCACGTTAAGCAGAGTGGCTTTTTCGCCCTCAATAGCTAACTGAAAAACACCGTTACTTATACGGTCCGTACCATATTCATATTTATTTATATCCATCGCGCCATAGCCTTGGAGGTTACTAACCACCCAGCACTGTGCCATGGTTACGTTTGATACAACGGCTAACCCAAATGCCATTACTGTCCGCTTCATGTTGCCCCTTATACGAATTTCACTCTTGCCTCAACAACTACGCCGATTATCTTGCAGTTACCATTGATAGGCACCATTGGCCATGCAGGATTTAACCCTTTGAGATATTTATTACCACCGTCTATAACAAGCTTCTTGAATGTAGCTTCGTTTGCATCAACCAGTTTCGCAACTACTAAGCTACCATTCTTGGGCTCGCGTCCTGTATCTACAAGAACGATATGGCCTTCCGGAACACTCTGACCAACCGGTGATGTCATTGAGTCGCCTTCTACACGCAGCCAGAAACCGTCCCCTAACATATGAATGTCAGTGTCATACCATTCTTCTATTTCTTTTAAATTATAGGGTTCACAAGCTTCTGACCAAGTGCCGGCACTAACAAGACTAATCAATGGGTATTTTCCTTTCGGCTCATTTGGTCCCACATATTTCACATTACCTTCAGCTACTCCGTTTATCAGCCAGTCGACAGAAACGCCGAGCTCATTCGCTAATTCTGGCAAATAACGGGGTCTCTTCGTCTTGCCGTTTTCGAGTTGCTCTATAGCCTGCTGGGAAGTACCGACCCTTTCAGCAAGCTCAGTCTGCGTAAGGCCCAGAGCCTCTCGCTTTGTTTTTACCCTCACAGCAATGCTCATTATTCACCTCATTAAAGTCCTCCAAATCTTCACAAGAAAACCTGTATTTGACAAACAAGATACTTTGTTTAATATACAAGGAAGTTTGTATTGGAGGCGGTATGAAAACTTTGTCTGAGCGCCTTAAGAAAAAACGCCTGGAAAGAAACATGACCCAGACTGAGCTAGCCAGTAAGGCAGGTGTAAAGCAACAGTCTATCCAGCTTATCGAAGCGGGAGTCACGCAAAGACCGCGTTTTTTATTTGAGATAGCGCAAGCCCTTGATTGTGATCCGCTCTGGTTACAGTACGGAAGAAAAGGTGGAGATGCTGCCTAAGCATTTCTTTTTTCAATCTTAAGTGAATGAAACCAGCTGATTTAGCAGCTCTTCTTTGCGTTCATTTGTGAAACAGCATCCATAACCTGCAAAACCATAGCAGCAGGTAATTGGGGGCGAAACTACCAAAGGAAAAACAAGATGGTAGACAGCATAAAAGCAGCAATTAGCGCGATGTGTAAGGCGCATCCCGCCGGTCGTCTCGGGATGGCTGCCGATCTCGGCATGAGCATCGACACCTTTCATAACCACATGTACCAGAAATGCGGCAGCCGCTTCTTCACGCTGGCCGAACTGGAGCGCATGGAGGATCTGTCCGGCATTTCGATGCTGGCGGAATACACCGCGGCGCGCGTCGGCAAATTGCTGGTGGATGTACCGAAGCCGGAAAGCATGGACAACGTGGACCTGTTCGCGATCGACATGAAGACCAGCGCGGCGAAAGGCCAGCTGGCGCAGGCGCAGATTGAAGCGGCTGAGGATGGGGTAATTGACCGTCATGAACGCAAAAAGCTCTCAGAGCTGTTTCGCAAGACCATTCGCCACCAGTTCCACGGATTCATGGGATTTATGGCGCTGTATGGGGTTTCAGACCAGGCAGTAGAAGTATTTATGAGCACCAGAAAAGGTGACGCCCCGAGTGTGCAGCTCGAGGCGTCGGGCGCGTCTTTTCAATAGTGGAGAAACTACGCATGAACAGTTTAACAACACGTTACCGCAGGTCGCAACTTATTGCGCTGCCGGTACCGGGCGGAGCCGGTCCGGTGCAGTACCGGTATGCAGTGAGATTATCAGGCCACTGTGTGCCCGTCAGCTACCAGCTCGCTCAGCAGATGGTAGGGGAGTTTAATCGCCAGGCGGAGGCTTTCGCGTGCAGGAACTCAACAGACGATACCGCGACTGGCGGGGAACTGAAGTCCACGTCACGGGTTACGACCCAGAAAAACGGCAGGTTATCTTCCGGCGCGCTGGTTACCCGCACGACTGCATGCAGCCTGTTGAGCGGTTCCGCGAGAAGTTCAAAAGGGTGGATGCATGAGCGTTAAGTTATCAGCGTACGTGTGGGATGGCTGCGCGAGTGCCGGAATCAAAGGCACGAAGCTGCTGATCCTGGCGCGCCTGGCTGATTTCTCCAGCGATGAAGGTATCAGCTGGCCCAGCGTCGACACCATCGCGCGCCAGATTGGCGCCGGTCGCAGCACCGTAATTACCGCAGTTGGTGAGCTTGAGCGTGACGGATGGCTGACCCGCAAAGAACGCCGTCAGGGCCAGCGCAGTGGTACCAACATCTACACGCTGAACGTGCCGCGCCTGCGCCAGGCGGCTGCCGGTGCTTATTCTCAGGGTCCAGTTTCTGAACATTCAGAATCTGGACGTTCAGAATCCGAAGGTTCAGAAGCTGGACGTCCAGAATCTGAACGTCCGGAAAACCACAAAAACAGCGCTTCTCAGGGTCCAGAATCTGGACACGATCCGTCAGTAAATTCAAAACAAGAACCATCAGATAAAAAACCTTCTTGTCAGGTTGCCGGGCAACCCGACGCTGAGCAGCTGATCACCGATAAAGCGATTGCTGTGCTGAAGCACCTGAATCTGGTCACCGGCGCGCGTTACCAGAACTCGAAATCCTCACTGGAGAACATCCGGGCCCGGCTGCGCGAAGGGCATTCGGTGGACGACCTGCAGCTCGTAGTCGACTACAAGCACGAGCACTGGCACGACACCGAAATGTACGACTACATGCGCCCGCAGACGCTGTTCGTCCCGGGCAAGCTTGAAGGCTACCTGCTGAGCGCCACCCGCTGGAAAGAGCGCGGACGCCCGTCCCGCCAGCAGTGGAAGCAGCGCAGTGTGCAGCGTGACGACAGCGCATTTAAAGCCAGCTATGCCGGTGTTGATTACAGCCAGGTCCCGGAGGGGTTCAGATCATGAAAAACGAGAAGCTGAAACACGAAGTTTTCGAAGAGATGGCCTGCCAGCTGGAAAGACAGAATCTGTGGCGCCGCGCCGCACATGTTTACCTGGCTGCATTCGATGCTTCGAAGAGTAACCGGGACCGCGAACGGCTGGCAAAGAAGCGCACCCAGTGCCTGAAGATGAGCAACCGCGTTGGTTACGTGGAAGGCCGTTGCTATCTGGCCGGTAACTATGTGGGGGAACTGTGATGCACCCATTGAATGCTTACAGCCAGGCGCTGGCGGCGCTGCGCAGCAAACCGGCTCACGAACTTAAAGAAGTCGGGGATCAGTGGCGTACTCCGGACAATATTTTCTGGGGTATCAACGCCATGTTCGGCCCGCTCGTACTGGACCTGTTCTCTGATGGCGAGAACGCCAAATGCGAGGCGTATTACACCGCGGAAGATAACGCGCTGACGCAGGACTGGTCGGCGCGTCTGGCCGAACTCAACGGCGCCGCTTTCGGCAACCCGCCGTATAGCCGCGCGTCCCGGCATGACGGAGATTACATCACCGGCATGCGCTACATCATGCAGCACGCCAGTGCGATGCGGGAAAAAGGCGGGCGGTACGTCTTTTTGATTAAGGCGGCCACCAGCGAGGTCTGGTGGCCGGAAGACGCGGATCACATCGCCTTTATCCGTGGCCGCATCGGTTTCGATCTCCCGTCCTGGTTCGTCCCTAAAGACGAAAAGCAGACCCCGTCCGGCGCGTTTTTTGCGGGTGCCATTGCGGTATTCGATAGAACCTGGCGCGGCCCGGCAATGAGTTACATCAGCCGCGACGAGCTGGAAGCGCGCGGCGATGCATTTATTGCACAGATACGCCGCCAGGCTGAACGTCTGCTGATGAGTAACCGCCAGGAGCCCGACGAGGATGAAACAGATCCGCATTTAGAAACTGAGCCGCAACTGCAGGCTGCTGAAACAGAGTTGCCACTGACAGCAGCCTACATCCTGGAACGAAGCGGCGTTGAGGTATGGGCCTGTGCTTGCGCGGCGTTCGGCAGCAAAGAGGCGTATGCGTTCCATGAATCCCGCTTTGCTCACAGCTGGGCCGCGGACTCCGTAGAAAGCCCGATGCTGGTGACGGTGACTGCAGACGTCATTTCGCGCGCGCAGTCGCTGATTAAAGAACATCACAACGGCGTCAAGCTGCGTGCTTTTATGGCCCTCAATGATTTTGTCTTTCAGGACGATGCGGAGCGGAAAGACATGCACGAACGGCTTGCGACGGTCGCTCGCGAAGCTGAAGAGCAGCATGGCCTGGCGATGGATGAGTTTCTGCTGGTTGTCGGGGCAATTGACACCACGCACTGGCGGAACATTCGGCAGCTTAGAGCCTCCATTCGCGAAATGGCTGGCGCGCGGGAGAAAGCGGCATGAATTCCACCTCTGCTTTGACCGCCCGCCAGCAGGAGGTGCTGAATATGCTCGCGGATTTCCAGAGACGAAACGGTTACCCGCCGACGCAGAAAGAAGTGGCCCAGCTTATGGGGGCCGCTTCACCCAACGCTGCGACCGATATGCTGCGTAAGCTGGAGAAGAAAGGCGCCATATCGTTATCAAAAGGCGTCGCCCGCGGCATCACCATCAACGGCAGGGCCAAAGAAGATGAGGCAGTTACTTTGCTGCGCGCGATGGTTGCTGGTGATGAGAACGCGAAAGCTAAGGCTGTATTGTTTCTTGAAAGGCTGAGGAGGATATCTTGATCCATTATCACGGTGGACCAATCACTCCTGATACCTGCGCCATTCGCGCATGGAAAGGAAGGCATGCCTTTGTCTCGTTTGCACATCCGGGCCAAATAAACCTTGTATCTGAATATTGCCAGTCATTCGCGCTGGACAATGGTGCATTCACTGCATGGAAGGCTGCAGGACGTAACAAAATCGACTGGCGAGATTATTACGAATTTGTAGCACGCTGGAAAAATCATCCCGGTTTCGATTTTGCAATCATCCCGGACGTGATCGATGGTGGTGAAGCTGAGAATGAGGCTTTACTCAATGAATGGCCACATGGTGCCTTTTTCGGGGTTCCTGTTTGGCACATGAACGAGAGCGATGATCGCTTTATTCGCCTCTGCAAACACTATCCGCGGGTGGCAATTGGTAGTTGCGGAGAATATGACGTTAAACGTCCGAATCTGGCTGTGGCACGCATAAAAGACCTCATACGTCATATAACGGATGATTTCGGACAACCAGTAACGAAACTGCACGGCTTGCGCATGCTGAACCCGCTCATTTTTACAAAGCTACCACTTGCCAGTGCCGACAGCACAAACGTTGCAAGGAATATTGGGATTGATAAAGCCTGGTCAGGAGCCTACGCGCCAGCTTCCAAAGAAACCAGAGCCGCTGTGCTTGTTGAACGTATCGAATCCTTTAACAGTCCCGGCTCACTCAGCTATTGCGAGCAGAGGGATAAGCTTGTAATGCAGCTGCAATTAGCGGTTTAGGGAGGGTTATGAATATGAAACTCATCCTGCCATTCCCTCCCAGTGTTAACAGCTACTGGCGCGCCCCGACTAAGGGGCCGCTAAAAGGCCGTCACCTTGTCAGCGCCGACGGGCGCAAATATCAGAGCAATGCCGCAGCGGCTGTTGTTGAGCAACTGCGGCGCATACCCAAGCCTGTCACCAGCCTGCTGGCGGTGGAGGTGGTGCTTTACCCGCCTGACCGGAAACTCCGCGATCTGGATAACTACCTGAAGGCACTTTTCGATGCGCTGACTCTGGCCCATGTCTGGGAGGACGACAGCCAGGTGAAAAAGATGCTGGTGGAATGGGGCCCGGTATCCGTTCTGCAGACTATCTCAAAGGTTGCGCTCCAGATGGCCGTGATTAACGCGATGGGTGGCGGTTCGTCTGGCAGTGGACTTCTCGGCTCCCTTCTCGGAGGAATTGTGGGAGGCGTCGCCGGAAGCGCATCCGGCAGCGCGAATGCAGGCACCGCCATCCAGAACTACGGCGCGTCTTTCAAGTTTAACGCGAAGGGTGGGATTTATTCGTCAGCCGATCTGAGCAGCTACAGCGGCAGTGTCGTTGATACCCCCACCTTTTTTGCGTTTGCGAAAGGGGCGGGCGTGATGGGCGAGGCCGGGCCGGAAGCCATTATGCCGCTCACCCGCGACGCTACCGGCAGGCTTGGTGTAAAAGCGCTGGGCAGTGGCACGCAGGGCGGCGCGGGTGTCAGCCTCAGCATCGGTACCATTAATTTCACAGGCGGCACAGGCGGTGCGCAGGGCAACACTAACGCCGCCGGCGCGGTGGCTAACCAGCTCACCGGCGCCATCATCGATACCATCAACACGCAACTGCGCAAGCCCGGCACTCCGTTGTGGAACGCCACGCAGGGCAAGCGCTGACCCTCCTTACTTACCCGCCACGGCGGGTTTTTTTATGGGTGAAACATGGCAACCGAAACCTTTACCTGGTGCCCGCGCATTAATGCCGGCGGCGAGGTCACTCACCGCGTCCGCCGCGCGCAGTTCGGCGACGGGTATGCCCAGGCGTCGGGCGACGGCATCAACGCCCGCGGTCAGAAATGGGATCTGGAATTCGTTGGGGATGAAAGCTACATCACCGCGATTATGGATTTCCTGGACAGACATGGCGGCAGCCGTTCATTCATCTGGCAGGCACCGCTGAAAGGCGCGGGGCTTTACCGCTGTGACGCCTACCGCCCGTCGGCGTTGGGCGCTGGTAAATATTCGCTTTCAGCGACCTTCACACAGGCATTCGCTCCGTAGGTACCTATGGCAATCAGTAATGACGTTCAGAAGCTTGAACCCGGCGACAATGTCCGCCTGGTGACTGTCGATGGCTCGGCGTTCGGCGCGGGCGTGCTGCGCTTTCACGCCTGCACCATTCCCCACACGCCGGAAGAGATCGCGGCGAGCGGCGGCGACACCTCGAAGCTTGCCGCTAAATCCATCTGGTTTGATGACGAGGAATACGGTGCCTGGCCGTTTGAAATTACCGGGCTGGCGTCGTCGAGTGACGGCCAGAGTGCGGAGCCGGTGCTGCGAGTCGCCAACCTTGATGGCGTGGTGACAGCGCTCTGTCTGCGCTTTGATGATATGGTGCAGGCGAAGGTCACGATTCTGGATACGTTCGGCCAGTATCTCGATGCCCGCACCTTTCCTGACGGCAACCCGTCCGCCGATCCGGGGCAGTATTTCCGCCAGGTTTTTTACATTGACAGCAAGGCGGCAGAGGACAACGAGATGGTGGAGTTTCGCCTCTCCAGCCCGATGGACCTGCAGGGTCTGCTGATCCCGACGCGCCAAATCACGGCGGTCTGCACCTGGGCCTGCCGCAACAAATACCGCAGCGGTGACGGCTGTACCTACAACGGCCCGCGCATGTTTGATCTGAAAGGTAACCCGGTGACCGACCCGGCACAGGATAAATGCTCGGGCCTGCTGACCGACTGTAAAAAACGCTTTGGTTCGGATGCCCGGCTCGATTTCGGCGGCTTTCCGGGTGCCAGCCTGATCCGGAGGTAACCATGCGCGATAAAACCATTGCCGGTATCCTGGCCCATGCTGCGGCAGAATACCCGCGCGAGTGCTGTGGCGTGGTGGCACAAAAAAGCCGCGTCGAGCGGTATTTCCCGTGCCGGAATATCACCGGCGCGCCGGAAGAACAGTTTGAGCTGTCGCCGGAAGATTACGCGGCCGCGGAAGACTGGGGCACCGTCACCGCCATTGTGCATTCCCACCCGGGCGACGGCGCCACCACCCAGCCGAGCGAGCTCGACCAGCTGCAGTGCGACGCACACGGTATCCCCTGGGTAATCGTCTCGTGGCCGGAAGGTGACCTGCGCACCATCGCGCCCCGCGGCGAACGGCCGCTGGAAGGGCGCGCCTTTGAGCTGGGTTATGCCGACTGCTGGTCGCTGGTGATGGACTGGCACCGCCGGCAGGGTGTGACGCTTCGCAACTACAGCGTGGATTACCCGTGGTGGGAGCGGGGAGAAAATCTCTATATGGATAACTGGTATGCGGAGGGGTTTCGCGAGGTCACAGAGCCGCGCCCTGGCGACATGGTGCTGATGCAGGTATCCGCGCCGGTGGTGAATCATGCCGGTATTCTGCTGGAAGGTAACCAGCTGCTGCATCATCTGTACGGCCAGCTCTCCTGCACTACGCCTTATGGCGGCTATCTGCGTGAGCGCACGATTAAAATTGTCAGACACAAGGACCTGCCATGAATGAACTGAAAACGGTGAGGCTGTACGGCATGCTTGGCGCGAAATTTGGCCGGGTGCACCGGCTGGTGATTACCAGCCCTGCAGAAGCCTGTCGCGCGCTGTCGGTCATTCTTCCGGGTTTTGAGCAGTACATGCAGACGGCGCACCTGCGCGGCCTGCGCTTTGCCGTGTTCCGGGGGAAAAATAACATCGGCCAGGACGAGCTGAAATATAACAGCGGCGAAGAGGATATCCGCATCGCGCCGGTGATTTCTGGAAGCAAGCGTGGCGGTGTGCTGCAGACCATTCTCGGTGCCGTGCTGGTGGTGGGAGCGCTTGCTCTTGGCCCCGTGGGTATCGGCTCCATCGCAGGCAGCACGGCGATGAGTATTGGCCTTATGGGCGGTTCGATGATGATTGGCGGCGTGGTGCAGATGCTGTCACCCCAGCCCGGCGGGCTGGCATCGCGTCAGGACCCCGATAACGCGCCGAGCTATGCGTTCGGTGGGCCCGTGAATACCACAGCAATGGGTAACCCCGTCGGGCTCCTGTATGGCGAGCGCGAAATCGGCGGCGCGATTGTCTCTGCCGGCATCTACACCAACGACCAGTGAAAACCGGTCTGATAATGGCGTCTGCGGGCGCTTTTTTTATGGGCGCAGTATGGAAAAAATAACCGGTAAAAAGGGTGGCGGTGGTAATTCACGCACACCGCGGGAGTCTCCTGATTCATTACAGTCGATCGCGACGGCCAAAATACTGCTGGCGCTGGGCGAGGGGGAGTTCGCCGGCGGCCTGACGGATAAAGATATTTTCCTCGACGGTACCCCGATCCGCAGCGCTGACGGCACGCTTAATTTTCCCGATGTGAAATGGGAATTTCGTCCGGGCACCCAGACGCAGGATTACATCCCCGGCATACCGTCGGTGGAAAATGAAATCACCGTTAACACTCAGCTTAAAGCCACACAGCCGTGGACGCGTGCCATCAGCAACACGCAGCTCTCTGCGGTCCGGGTGCGTCTCGGTGTGCCTTCACTGCAGCGCATGAAGGACAACGGGGATGTGGTGGGCTACCGCGTCGAATACAAAATTGAGCTGTCCACCGACGGCGGCGGGTATGTCACAGTGCTGAACAGCGCGTTCGATGGTAAAACCACCTCCCTCTATGAGCGCAGCCATCGCATTGACCTTCCTCCTGCCCGGACCGGCTGGCAGCTTCGTGTAAGCCGGACGACGGCGGACAGCACCTCCAGCCGCATCGTGGATACGACGAACATCGAAGCGTATTCCGAAATCATCGATGCAAAGCTGCGCTACCCGAACACCGCGCTGCTGTTTGTGTCGTTCAACGCGAAGCAGTTCAGCAATATTCCGCAAATCAGCGTACGCGCCCGCGGGCGGCAAAAC